CGTTTTGATAGTCACCAATACCCCACACCACAATCTTCTTGGTGGTTTGGTTCTTGATGGTGATAGACAACATTTCTTCTTCGGCCTTCTCTGGGTCTGGAAAACCGTTCTCGCATTGTGTCTCAATATCAATTGTACACACAAGAATCTTGTCACTATCCCATTCCACACGGTCTGGATATGTGTCTGACAAATAAGTGTATGCAAACCTGTCTAGTCCATAGACCAGATGAGGTTGGTTCTGATATTGTTGTATGAATTCTTTTGCACCCTTGATAGTGTCATGTTTGTATGGCATGACATTCTTACCATCAAGAGTCTTCCATCCAGTTTCTTTCTGGACAGGAACGTACAAAGTTGGTGAGTACTTAACCTTGTGATTAAGTCGCTCACCATTCTTGTATTCTCTTACGAGGATTTGATTACCCCATTGGGTAACATTGGTATAAAAACGCATAATATAGTTATATCACCTTAGTTTGTGATTGTCAAGAGAAAAGATTCTTTTGTTCTTCGCTGAAGTACTTGTTAATCATTTCTAGTCTGTCATCGGCAGCCGCAAGTTTATTCAACTCTTCAATAACTGCTTCTGTAACATCTGAATGCTCGCCGATACCAGCGGGCATAGTTTGGTATACTTTAATGTTTGCGATGTGTACCGCCACTTCTCCTTCGGCCTGCTTCCTTGCAGCCTCCATAATATAATCGCCTGGTTTCATAATTATTCACCTTCTTTCTTTTTTCCAATATTATATTTTGTCTCAAGTTTCCATTCACCCTTTTCCTTGAAACTAATTACTTTAATTTGAGACAAGGGTGCTGCCTCAATCTTAGTTGTTCCCACAACATCTACTAATCCCCAATCTGCTAATAGATTAGCGATAGTATTCCTTCTTGCAATATCGTTCTCAGACAGGTTGGTATCTTTACCGTCTAATGCAAACAATTCTTTAAAATGTACGATGTAATATTTACCTTGCTTGTGTAAAATATGGCAAGATTGGAAGAGTGTTTTATCTTTGCGAGAAGCAACTCCAATACGAGATAAGGTTTCTCTAACCTTCAGAAAATCGTCTGGTTCATTCAGACGAACTTCCAACATCTCCTCTGGACTCCACGATGTTTCATTCATTTTCTTCCACCTTTATTCAATTTACTTTTTATCATGGCGATTTGTTCATCATCTAAAACATCTAGAGCGGCCTTGGCCTTCTCGTTACTGTATCCGAAATATTCTTTTACATACTCTAAGTTCTTAGACTTCTTCGCCTTCATCCAAGGAGCATATCTATTCATACTCCTCAAACTATTTAGTAAAAAGTCATTTTGAAGTTTGTTGTCTAGGTGGTGTAAACGATTCATCTCATTTACGATTAGACACTCTTGCATACCTGTAGGGGCAAGACACTTGTTGATAATAAAGGCAGGATACTTCTTTTCCCACATTTCATCCTCACCGTCCATGAGGTTTTGTTTAGTCTTGTTTATCGCCTTTAAGTATTCTTTCAGTTCATAACTCATCTGAACTGCACCGATGTCATCATCTCAGTGAGACAAGCCAAGAGATTAATTTCTTGGTCAGCGACAAAGGCAGACTTATAAGAATAATCCCCAAGTATGAGAACACAGTGAGGAACAGCGCTATCTGGTACATTACCAGATAAACTATCATAAATCCTACGATAAACCCTATGAGGGTCATTGTCCAGATTATGAACAACCCACTCTCTACAACCCTTGAAGTCTTTATCCTTAATAAATGACACGAGCTCTTTGATAGAAGCGTCTGATAGATTGACGAGGATTCCAGCATCAATAGAACCTGTCGCAGAGTATCGTTGTAGTTCGTTGAGACATCTTCTCCAATCTGGAAAAAACTTGTTGATAAGGTCTGCCACAACTTTTTCATTTGAGTTAACATTCTCAGTCTCCAAAATGTGTTGTACACGTTTCATAAAACCCATTGCAAGTTTTGGTTTCTCTTCGTTTGGAATACGAAACTCTATCGTAGAACAACGACTATGCAAAGGTTCAATGATACGATTTCTGAAATTACAAGTCAGAATGAAACCACAGTTTCTACTAAACTCCTCAATAAACCCACGCAACGCTGGTTGTGTGGATTGTGGGTTTAGATAATCTGCCTCATCCAGAATAACGTACTTGCGTTTACCATCCATAGAGACAGTACTCGCAAAGTTTTTAATTTTAGTTCGTAGTGTGTCGATACCAGATTCTTCAGAACCGTTTATCATCATGTAGGTACAACCAATCTGTTCCAGCATTGCTTTTGCAATTGTAGTCTTACCAACACCGGCCGTACCAGTGAGTAGTAGATTTGGAATCTCTTCGTTGTCTACGAACTGTTGAAAAGTCTGCTTTAGTTCACTTGGAAGTATGCAGTCCTCAATTGTTTGAGGACGGTACTTCTCTACCCATAATATATCATTCATTTTAAGCAGTCTCTAGTGCAATGTAGTATTCGACATCCTTACTGACGTTCTTGAAACGTGAGATACCTTTTTCAGATACCTGTACGTCATAATCACCAGACAAGAGTTTTAGATTCTCTACCTTGAAGTAGAACTTCTTACCTTTCGCTGGACTTTCTGCACCAACCTCAACACTGAAATTGTTTGAGGTATCATTCTTACGGTCACTTACACGCAAGTCCATGATACTGTCAGTACCAATGTCAAGAACCATATCTGGCGCTCCAAGAACAGCGGCCGCCTTCAATACTTGATTGAAAGTATCTTTAGTCAGAGTAAACTCTGCATCTACAGACGGCATACTGATTTCTGTCTTTGGTGTAGTAACCACAGATGGGTCAGAATAGAAGTAGGTCAAGTCTTGACTACCTTGTGCAATACGCACACTCTGTTCACCAAATGTAAGTTCTGGGTCATTGAATAGTGACAGTGCAGACAAGAACTCATTCAAGTCATAGATTGCAAAGTCAGTATCAAATGTATCAGGCACAGTTGCGGTGGATACAATGTTCTTCATTTGAGACATTGTTGCAATCTTGTTGCCTGGGCTCACAAGAAGGTTGGCGTTGATGGTTGAATAGTTCTTCAACACTTCCCTTGTATCATTACTAAGTTTCATAATATTATTTCTCCAATTTACTTTTAATTGCTTCAACTCTTGATTTCATCCAACTGATTGCAGTGTGGATGTGACCTGTATCCTCTGGTTGCAGTTGTGTTTCTGCATAAGCGATTTCTTCCATGAGAATAATCAAGCGGTCAGTTTCGCTTACAAGACCCTTCGACATTCATTAGTTTCCTTCTCTACTGTCGTGATTGTGTAATGCCATTATACCATAATGAATTACTTTTAGCAAGTCATTTCTGTTCTTGCCATCTTTCTTTCCGTATCTTTGAGAATACTTCAAAATATTCCCAATACAGAAACCTTCACCATGTCCACTGTCCATGATAAATTCTGTCGCTTGGAATTTGTTGTGTGAATAATGTGCATTGTAAGTACCGTCAATGTACTCTTGCAGTTCATTCAGAATCTTGTCTTCTGAATATTTGTAGTCAATATTTTTCACCTGTTACATCCTATAAGTTTGATGGGGGGAAGAACCCCCCATCGAGTCTGACATTTAGTATGCGTACTTTGTACCAAGTACAGACGCAATACCAGCCGCAATGATTTCCTTTGAAGGAGTTCCCATTCTATACGCAACGCCCTTTGCAGTGTCGTTAGTATAGATACAGTGACCCTCTGATTTCAAAGTGTCAATCATTTTAGTTGGTGAAGTAAGGTCAAATCTTTTTCTCAAGACTTTCCACGTTACATTTTCACCTTTTGACAAAAGGTTGAATACCTTCTGCTTTTTGCTTAGTTTTCTTCTGCTCATAATTACTCCCATAATTTATTAGTTGAGTATTCACATCATATCAAAGAAAACCCCATTTGTCAAGGGATTTATTTGACGGCAATCAACTGAGGTTTTTTCTCCTCTGGTACGATTCTTTCTAGTTCGATAGTCAACATACCATTGTCGAGTTTTGCACCCCCTACAACAATATCATCGGCCAGAGTGAACTTTCTAGTGAAGTTTCTCTGTGAGATACCTTTATAAAGAGTTTCCTTTTCCTCTTTCTCTTTTACTGATTTTACAGTGAGAAGACCCTCTGCGAATTCAATTTCGATATCCTTCTTACCGAATCCAGCGAGTGCCATTTCAATTGTGTAATTGTACTCATCTGTCTTTTCAATATTGTAAGGTGGATACCCTGTTGATTCTGCCTGATGAGTTACATAATCGAACAGTCTGTCGAATGTTCTATCGAAGCCCACGGCATAGGGTGTCATGTGATTTACGTCAAATGCCTGAAGGGCATTTCTGAATGTGCTTAAGTTAGTCATAATTTATCTCCTTTGTTTAAGCAAGATTAATAATTGCAGACCGATAATTCGCATCTGCATCCATATTTATATGGGGATTAATTCCGAAAAATCAACCCCCACACAAATTCTTTTTAGGCGGCTTCGGCGTATTCCAAAGCCTTGTCAAGTGCGTTCAACTTGACCTTACGGTTACGTCCGTACCAAGATGAAACCAAACGTCCATCATTTGAACGACCTTGCAAGTGGTCTGTCATGTTAGTGACAGAGTTGAAGGCAGTCCACCAAGTACCTTG